CCGTGGTGAGCGTCCCGGCGTCCACAAGCGAATAGGTACCGTCGGTGTTCCGCTGCTGGACCGTGACCGGGATGGTCACCGGTGCGCCGAGAGGGTAACGCGCCACTACGACGGACCTCCCGTGCTCGACGTTCCGGCTGTAAGCGCCCCAGGCGCGGCTGTGCTGGCGCTCAGCGCGCCCGTAGCCTGATCCCCGGCTCCCAGGGCAGCCGTAGGCGCTGTTCCGGCTGTGAGCGTCCCGATGGTGAACGGTCCGGCGGCGATGGTGGCGAGGGCATCCAGTGCGGCACCCGCGTCGGCGAGGGCCCTGGCCATCAGCAGGTTCAGCGTGTCCGCACCGGTGCCGGATTCTGTGAGCGGAACCGTCACGGTGACAGCCAGCACGTCGGTCCCGGACCCGGACTCGGCCAGGGGGGCCGGGGTCGAGGGAGTCACCGTGAGCGTCTCTGCGCCGGTGCCGCCCTCAGCAAGCGGGACCGCCGCGGTGACGGCCAGGGCCTGGGCGCCGGCACCCGCGTCGGCGGCCGGCACGGCGGCGGATACCGCCAGAACGTCAGTGCCGGCACCCGCGTCGGCAGCCGGCACGGCGGCGGAGACGGTGAGCGTCTCTGCGCCGGATCCGGCGTCGGCGAGGGCAACCGGGCTGCCCACCACGATCGTCTCCGCGCCGGTGCCGGCGTCGGCGAGCGGGACGGCCGCAGTCACCGCCAGCGTGTCCGCGCCGGTGCCGGATTCTGTGAGCGGGACTGCGGCCGTAACCACCAGCCCCGTGTCGTCAGCAGACCCGGCATCAGTGGCCGCGGCCGCGGTCAGCAGCAGCGGCGTCCACAGCGGTACCTGCGGGCGCCGGTACCGGCGCCGCCACGTGCTGCCGCCGGGCTGGCCGCCGATGGCGGCGGCGGCGGCGGCGCGGACCGCCACCGCGATCCCCATCGGCCCGTGCGTCGTCGATGACGTGGCCGCGGTCGCTGTTTTCGTCCCGGTGGCACCGGTGCCCGCCAGCTGCGCCCACGCCACTTCGACGCCGGCGTTCGACGACCCCGACACCACCGTGGACTGGTCGTCCGCCTCAGTTTCGGAAGCGTCCGGGGTGAACGTGACCGAGACACTAACGGTGCCCTCGTACTCACCGTGGAAGGTGATCAGCAGGCACCCGGGGGTGACCGGAGTGACCGACGGGGCCCGCACCGACGGGAACGTCACACCACTGTTGGCATCCGACGCGGCGGCGACATCGGTCCAGGTCACCTGGTCCGCGCCCATGACGGCCGCGCCGATGCAGCACAGCCGCCCCGACGTGCACGTGACGGCGGGCGCCGTATCCCCCGCGGCGAGCTTCTTGGAGAACAGCGCCATCGAGGCGCTGGTTGTGGCCGCCGAGTGGAAGCTGGGGACTTCCGGGGCGTAACCGGCGGGGGCGGTGATCGTCCCGGTCGCCGCCGCCAGCACCGCCACGATGTACAGGACGTCGCCGGGCTGCCACCCGGCGGGCAGCGGCACCGACCCCGTGGTGACCGCGGCAGAGGCGATGAAGTTGCTGGTGGACCGGATGGTCGCCGGCACCCTTCACCACCTCACTGGCGGCCAGCCAGCGCGCCGGTCAGTTCTCGCCGTAAACCTTCAGGTACTGGGTGTTGATCAGGTTCAGCGAGTTCGACGCGCTGCATGCGGCGGACAGGAACAGGTAGTAGGTGGCGTTCACGTCCCACGTGGTCACCGCCGGGGACACTGCCAGCGACGGGATCGTTGCGATGAACGGCGACGCCAGCGCCGCCGGGGCGGTGACGGTGCCCATGCCCACCACTGTCGCCGTGCCCGCCGCGGCCGCCGCCGTGCGCAGCGTCAGGTCAAAATCGAGGTACCAGGGGGTGGTGACCACCGCGACGGAACCGACCGCGGTGGCGGCGGTGGCACCGAGCAGGGGGGCTCCCGCCGACCAGGTGGCGGAGGTGAGCGCCCGGATCGACCAGGTGAACGTCGGCGACCCGGTGGTGAACCCGATCTGGCCGCCGGCCTTGACCCGCAGCGTCGTGGACCGCTGCCCGGTGTTCCCCGCCAGGCCGAAGATGGAACCGGGGATCTGGCACAGCGGGTAGGTCTTGAGCAGGTTGTCCTCAGCGGTGAACGTCGCCAGGTTCGTCGAAGCGCCCGCGAAGGAATACAGCACCTCGCCGGTTGACTGGGTGTAACCAGACACGGTGCCTCCTTACGGGTAGGGCATCTGCTCCGACATCGAATAACCAGGGCTGCCGTTGAACGTCCATGCCCGTTCCACCGTCATCGCCGCCTGCACCGTGGCCCTGTCGGTGCCGATGTTCGCCGCCCACTGGGTGCAGATCACATTCAGCAGGCCCCGCAGGTTCGCCTCATAGGTGTCCTGGTCGAACCCCGAGAAGTCGAACGTCACCTCGCCGGTGCCCGGGTCCACCCGCTCGAACCCGAAGTTGACCAGCGCCACGTCCTGCTGCGGTGTCGAGCTGGCCCCGGCGGCGACCGGGGTCATATGGACGATGTACTGGATGTTGGCGACGAACATCGGCGGGCATTCGGGGAAGTGGTTCGCCACCTGGCATCCCTTGCGGTAGCAGGAACAGGGTCCCTTACGTCCAGGTGATCGTCGCCGTCGCGGTCCACGTCTGCCCGCTGGCCTTGGTGCCCTGTGACGACAGGGCGTGATTCAGCAGGATCGCCGTCACCGTGTTCCCCGACGCGGTGCCCTGGTCGATGCCGAACTCCTGCCAGGTGAAGTTCCCGTCCGCGGTGCCGAACGTCGCCGCCACCACCCAGGTCCGGGCCGCCAGGTTGATCGCGAACGCCCCGGACACCAGCTGGAACCACCGGTTCGTCGAGCCCGCCGCTGCGGACAGGTCGGTGTCGGTGTAGCCGACGGCGGTGACGCCGTTCCCGGCGCCGATCCGGCAGTGGGTGGCATCGAACGCCTGCGTGGCGCCCTGGTTGGTGAACAGGTTCCCGATCCGCTGGTACCCGGACTGGGTGATCAGGTTCCCGGTGGTCTCCGTCACCGAATACGGCCGGGCCCCCGCCCGCAGGAAGTCATGGCCTTGCGGCCCGGCCAGCCCGGTATGGCGTTTCACCCACACGGTCTGGTCCGCGTCCCACCGCTGTACCCGCCACGTGGTGGTGCCGAACCCGCGGTCGGCATGCCCGCATGCGCAGCGGACGCCCAGCTGCTCCGATGCCGAACCCGCCTCAGTGCCCATCAGCCCGTCCTCAGGTCGGCATCGCTTCCATGGGGGTGCACCACCGCGTCGTCGGCGACATGCTCGGTGACGGTATGGCCGTACTCGATCGCGTGCTCCGCCGCCTGCGCCAGCACCGCCAGCACGCTCACCCGGTCCCCCGCCGCCCACCAGGTGGCACAGTCCCGGCAGGATGCGGTCGCGCTCCTGTGATGCTCGATGGTGATCGGTGACACGGGGATGCCCCTTCCGGTGCGGGCACCCCAGGGGCCGGAGGGTGTCAGGCCAGCATCTGCGTTTTCAGGTGGCCCGCGCCGCTGCCGCCGGCAGGGGCCGGGCCAGAAGGTACTCGCCGAGGACGGGCACGTCCCGGAGCCCGTCCGGCATCCACACCGTCTCCCCGGAATGCGCGACCTCCCACCCGTAACCGTGCCGTTCCAGCGCAGCCTCAAGGTCAGCACGGTCGTAGTAGCCGTAGATGGAGTGGTCCTCGATCAGCAGCACCGGCCGGTGCTTGGCGAGGAGCCCGGCCATGCCGTCGAGGGCGTGGATGTCCGCGCCTTCCACGTCGAGTTTCACCAGGTCCAGGCGGTCCAGGTCCAGGAACGCGTCCAGCCGGTTAGCCGGGATGAGCGGAGCGCCGTTATCCTCCGTCCAATTCCCGGCCTCGGGCGGCAGCGTGCGCGTCGAACCGCCCTCGGCCTGCCCGTTCGGGTCATCCAGGCACAGCCACGCGTCCTCATCCCATGCCGCCATTTCAAGGACCTCAACCTTGCCGCCAAGGTCGTTCATGGCGATGTGCTTGCGCAGCGTCGAGCAGGTGGCCGGGTTCGCCTCCACCGCGATCACCCGGCTGGCCTTCGCGGCCAGCCGCAGCGCCCAGTGGCCGACATGCGCGCCGACGTCCAGGAACACGCCCCCCTCCGGCAGCAGCCCGTCCAGGACCGGGGCCAGGTCCTTCTCGTGATCCATCCAGCCGATGCCGTCGCCGGTGCCCGGCCCGCGGTCGATCCACAGCAGCCCGTCCGCCTCCCGCACCTGCGCCTTCCGCTTCGGCCGGGACCCGGTCCTGGCGAGGTCCGCTGTGCGGCGCTCCAGCAGGCCCTCGAACGTGGCCAGCGCGGGCTTCCAGTACCGCTCCGTCACCGCATCGGCGTCGTAGTCCTGCGCGAACGCCCACGCCTCCGCGCGCATGCTCTCGTCGCGGGCCTTCTCATACGCCTGGAAATAGGCGTCGGTGATGTCCCCGATCCGCGGCACGGCCGCCCAGGCACCCTGGCTGTCGTGCCACATCCGCTCGTAACCGACCTTCCACCCGGCGCCGCACAACTCCGGCATCGCCGTCGCATCGGTCACCACGACCGGGGTGCCGCACGCCTGGCTTTCGATGACCGGGATGCCGAACCCCTCCCCCCACGAGCAGTTGGTCAGCACGTCCGCGGCGCGGTAGATGTCGGCAACCGCAGACGGGTTCAGGCCCTTCCGGAAGGTGTAGATGTCGGTGTAGGTGTAGGCGGTGCGGGG